AAAAACGCCCTGGCCCAGGTGGCAACGTGGTTTCTTACCATGTTTACCAACGCCTATACCAATGTGACAAACGTATTTGCGGCAATCGGCCAGTGGTTCGGTGCCCGGTGGCAGGATATTAAAAACGCCCTGGCCCAGGTGGCAACGTGGTTTCTTACCATGTTTACCAACGCCTATACCAATGTGACAAACGTATTTGCGGCAATTGGTTCCTGGTTTGGTGCCCGGTGGACGGAAATTAAAACGGCCCTGGCAGCAGTGCCACAGTGGTTCGGCACCCAGTTTCAAAACGCATGGACCAATATTAAAAACGCCTTTGCCAACGTGACTTCTTTCTTTTCCGGCTTGTGGGAGAAAATTAAGGGATGTTTCGTTGACGTAGGTGTAAAAATCGGTTCAGCCGTAGGGGATGCCTTTAAATCTGCCATTAACTCATGTTTGGCTACCATTGAGGGCGTTGTAAATAAATTTATCCGCATGATAAACGGTGTAATTGGAATTATCAATGAAATACCGGGCGTTTCCCTGGGAAAAATAGGGGAATTGTCATTACCAAGACTGGCAAAAGGCGGCGTGCTTAGAGAGGGCACGGCCATGGTGGCAGAAGCCGGGCCGGAACTTCTTAGCATGGTAAACGGAAAAGCCGTTGTTACACCACTTACGGGAAGTGCAAGAAACCATGCCATGGAGAACGCCGGAAAAGGCGGTGGCGGATATGTTCAGAATGTGAACATTACAAGCCCCAAGGCGTTAAGTCCGTATGAAGTAGCAAGACAAACGAGATTACAGACAAGAAGCATGATTTTGGCAATGCAAAGGGGGTAAGCGGAAATGTCAGATATTAAAGTGATATGCACCAGTGATAAAAACGTGGCATTGACCTTTACCTGGGACGAGTTTACCCCGTTCCATTTACTGGATATAGAGGGAATTTACGGCATTGAAAGTAATGTAGTAACAAGCGAAAACACCACAACGGACGGCAGCACTTACCAGGGAGCCACGGCAAAGGAAAGAAATATTGTCTTAACCGTGGAAATGGATAGCAATTATAAGGCAAACCGTAACCTTTTATACCGCACCTTTCCCATTAAGCGGACGGGCACCATGCAGTATATAGAGGACGGGGAAGCCAAAGCCATTGAATACGAAGTGGAAAGCATCATACCGGGAAATACAACGGGCGTGGTGCGAGATTATACCATCTCCCTTAAATGCACAGACCCGTATTTTAAGGACCTGGCAGATATTGAAGTGGTAATGGCATCCTGGGTAAGTGATTTCTATTTCCCGGCGTGTTTCCCGGAAGAGGGCCGCATATTTGGACACCGTGAAGCAGATTTGGTAAAAGAAATTGAAAACGAAAGCGGTGCTGACAATATCGGTATTGTGGTTATATTCCGGGCGGATGGCGGCGTAAAAAATCCGGCCATTTATCATGCCGAAAGCGGAGAATTTACCAAGGTGGGATATACGGACAATGATTTTACTATGTCATCCGGCCAGTATGTCATTATAAACACCTATACGGGAAAGAAAAATGTATACCTTTTGGACGGTGTAACCCAGGCAGAGATTGAGAACCACAAAGACAATTACGGCGTGATTGACTGGGACGAGGTTATTGAGAAATACGGCACCGTGATAAATGAATACCTGGACGAGGACGGGGACTTTATCCAGTTGCAGGATGGAACCAATACACTTACCTATTCCGCCGAAGAGGGCACCAACTACCTTTCTGTATCGGTATATTACAGAATTTCATATTTGGGGGTGTAGTCATGGAAATACATGTATATGACCGTAACCTTAAACGGTTGGGGCACATTGAAAATCATACATCCTTACAGTGGCACCGAAAATATTATGAGTGCGGTACATTTGAACTTCATTGCCCGGTTACGGCGGAAAATTTAAGGCTTTTAAAGCCGGGAAATATCATAACCAAAGGGGATAAAAAGGAAGCCGCCGTGATACGGGGGGACCAGACGGAAGAGGAAAGCACCCTGGTAAATGAGATTACCAGAAACGGCTATTTTCTTCCCGTATACCTGGGGGACCGTTTGACCGGGCCGCTTTTCAATTTTAACGGCACCGTGGAAGATGCCATGCACTTTATGTTAAACCGTATGGAAAAAATCCCGTTATTACAGATTGGAGCCGATACCGGGGACAAAACAAAAGTGCAATTCCAGGCCACTTATAAAAACGTCCTGGAATACCACACGAAACTGGCGAGATTTGCAGAAATAGGTTTTCGTATTGTGCCGGATTTCAAAAAAAAGACCATGACCTTTGAAACATACAAGGGAGTGGACCGCACCCAGGCCCAGGGCACAAACCCAAGGGTTATATTTTCGGAAAGTTACGATAATTTGAACCAGGCAAAGCACAATTACAGTGATGCCACCATGAAAACAAAAGTTATTGTGGGCGGAGCCGGGGACGGCGCAAACCGCATCTATGTAACCGTAGGCGGCGGAACCGGGTTTGATTTACGGGAAGTGTTTTTGGATGCCAAAGACATAAACAAAGACCAATTGACGGATGCACAGTATTTGGAAGCCCTAAAGACCAGGGGGCAGGAGTACCTTAACGAAAACAAGGTGCTTGAAAATTTTGAAGCCGAAGCGGAAGCGGACGTTAATTTTATTTACGGAAAAGACTATGACCTGGGGGATGTTGTAACAGTCAAAAAGAAAAAGTGGAACACCGCACAGAACCTTAGAATTACGGAACTTTGCGAGGTTTACGAATACGGGGGCATGTATGTGGTACCCACTTTTGGGGATGCCCTACCCACCACAATAAAATGGGACGAATAAAGGAAAGGAGAGTGAAAAGACCATGGCAGTAAGAGGATTTTTCTATAATGCCACCGACCTAAACGATAAAGAACACATGTACAACGGTCAGGACATGAACGAGGACAAAGCCCCTTTTTACAAAGAGGGCGTGGCGTATGGACATTTACAAGTCACGGCAGCAGGCGGAATGGAAGTAACGGTGGACGGCGGCACCCGGACGGGTTACGCCTACATCAATTTACATACCATCCACAATACCGCCCCGTTAAACCTCACATTGAGCCAGGCAAGCGGTACGCTTCCACGAATTGACCGCATTGTGTTAAGGAATGACGAAACTGAAAGAAAGCCGAGTATTTACGTTTTAGAGGGTGCATTTTCAAGCAACCCCCAGGCCCCGGAACTGGTAAACAATGACGTTATCCAGGAAAAGAGCCTGGCCCGTATTTATGTTCCGGCAGGAGCGGTTGAGATTACCCAGGCAGACATTACGGATGAAAGAGCGGATGAAACCGTGTGCGGCTTTATCGGTTCCCAGTTTGAAGAACTGGACTTTTCCCAGTGGAACGCACAGTTTAGTAAATGGTTTTCAGAAGAAAAAAAGGCCATGGAAAAAGACCACGAAGCCTTTGTAAAAGAGTATGAAAACCTTACACGGTCTTTCATGGATGAACAGGCAGCAGAATGGAACAAGTGGTTTGAGGACAAGAAAACAGAACTTGCCGGGGATGTGGCCGGAAAATTACAGTTGCAGATTGATGATTTACGGGCGAAAGTCCACAATATGGCGTACAAGGTATACATGGAATATTTGTTGGAAAATATCACAGCACCCGTTACAGTTACCCTTACCAATACCACAACGGGAACCGTGCAGACCGCCGATATTTCCGCCACGGGAATTGGCTTTTATATCACGGAAGCCGGGGACTACACGGTGGAAACAAATTTGGAAAGCGTTATGGCTATTCCGAAGAAATTTACTGCCGACAACACGGATTTAATGCACACCATGACCGTTGCATTGCGTGAGGGCACAAACATGGCCTACATTGGCAATTACATTGGAACCTATTTATTGAAAGAAAGCGAGGTATAAAAGCATGAAAGGATTTCCTAAAGTTATCAAAACCCGGTCCGACCTGGTAAATACCTACAAACTGGTAAAAAAGGGCAGTCTGGAAAAAGAAGATTGGTTGGCAGCAGTTGAAAAACTGGAAAATCAGAATTGGATAACATGCCCGGTTATTGAGTTATCCGAGGATAGAAAGACCGTCACTATCATGTTTTGTGCAGAGGTGGCAGAGGGCCAGAAAATCAAAAACGGGGCGGTTTATCCGACCGTTGCAAGCGTTGAAACGGCAGAGGTGGACAAAGATACCAACGAACCCGTGGAAGCCGCCGCAGAGGGCACAGAAAGCACTGACACGGCAGCAAAACAGAACAACACCATTACCCACACTATCTTAACCCTTTCCAAAGCCTTAAATATGGGCACCACAGAAATTGGCATCCCGGCAGCGGTTACATATTATGACCGCCTGGGCATTACGAAAGAGGAAGTGGAAGCAATGAAAGGAGAATTGGCATAATGAGTAGATTATTTGTTTATGACGAAAATATGACGGATGAACGGGCGAAAATCACAGTTGCCAAAATGGCGGCCATTTCCGACATTGTGGCCCCGGTAAAAGAATACATCCAGTACAGTGACACGGGCACGGTTACGATTGCCGCCGGATGTGTGATTGCAGTAGGAGAAAACGCCGTATTTAAGACGGCAGAAACCGAACTTACCAAGGCAAACCTGGACCAGGGGGCCGATTTTGCACACGGAAGCGATTATTATATTTATATTTGCGACCCCGGAACGGATGCCCAGGATGAAATTTATTTGATTTCCTTAAATTCCACATTCCCGGACGGCGAGGAATGGGACGATACCAACACCCGTAAAATTGGCGGTTTCCAGTATGGACGTGTGAGAAATACGGACGATTTTGGCCGCCCGGTCAATGCTTCCGGGTCCGTAAGGGGAAGCGGATGGGAAAGCAATACCCGTGTGGATATTTTGCCAAATTCCGTATGGACCACAAAGCACCGCCCTAAATGCGACCCGTCCGGCATGGTATATCTGGGGAACGCATTGTGGGGAGATATTTACCTTTCCAGTAATGACGGGGCTAATGGTTTGCAGTCCGTTTATAACGCCACACCGATTACGGGAACCGAGGGCCTTAACTGGTATATTGCCGGGGAACGTGCAAGACGTGTAGGAAAGAGATTGCCGGACTATATGGAATTTACCGTGGCAGCAGACGGAAGCCCCCAGGGCCTTGACAATTCCAATACCAACGGATGGACCGCAAAAACCAACACCGCAAGAACGGCCGTTGGAAAGATTGCAAACGCCGTAAGCAGTTTTAATATTTGCGACCTGGTGGGAAATGTTTGGAAATGGTTAAATGAGTTGATGCACGACCCTACGGCTTCCAGTGCCGCATGGTATGACGTATTTGGCGGCGGTTACGGCCAGGCTTATATGTATTCAAGCACTGGCTTGCACGCCCTCGTTGGCGGCGGCTATTGGGGCGACGGCGTGTGTTGCGGCTCACGGGCCGTCAGTTGCAGCCACTACCCGTGGTACGTGTTCGCGTACCTTGGCGTGTGGTGCGTCTGTGACAGTCTGTAGTCTGTTTGGGTGGGCGAAAGCCCACCCCTATGAGGGAAGAACATGGCGGAAAATAAACAGAATACAAATACAAAACCAATAGACCCATACATGGAAAGTATGGTGCTATACCAGAAAATTTATGATTTCCTAAAATACATCTATCCAGTGTTGGCACAATTTCCGAAGTTTGAGAAATTTGCATTGCAGACCCAAATTAAAACATCCATATTTGAAATGTCAAAAAGCGTTATCCGTTTCAGAAAGACCGGGACAAAAAGCCACATTTATAATGCGGATGTGGAATTGCAGTTTATAAAAATGCTCATACGGTTATCTTATGACTTGGAATATAAAGCCATGAGCAAACACCGTTATGAGGTGGCAAGCCGACACCTGGCAGAAATCGGGAAAATAATGGGCGGCGTTATTGAAGCCGTAAAAGATGGAAAATGGAAATAATAAATAAGATTTGGGGAAACTGTTAATTCGCCCCAGGCCGTTCCTGGCTTGCACGCCCTCATTGGCGGCGGCAATTGGAACAACGGCGTGTATTGCGGCTCACGGGCCGTCAATTGCAACAACTACCCGTGGAACGTGAACACGAACATTGGCGTGTGGTGCGTCTGTGACTAATCAGCATTTTCAGACACAGAAACCTATGGGTTACTGGCAAAGATTTATCTAACATTTTTGATAAGTCAGACGGTTTTCCCGTTCCTGGGCACACCAGGACAAAATAACAAAGGCACCGCCTTTTAGTAAAAGAATATTTGAAAATTGGTAGGGCACAACATGAAAACAGTTAAAGGATTGCATGATAAAATGTATACCTTTGACAACGCCAATACTTCATTCCACCAGGCCGCAAAATGCAAGCGGTACAGTGAAGAGGTATTGGCTTTTTCTATGTCAAAGGAAGATAACCTTTTAAGGGCATGTGATGAAGTGGAAAACCTCACATACCACCAGGGAGAATATACCGTTTTTAAGGTATGGGAACCAAAAGAAAGGTTGATTATGGCGTTACCTTTCTATGACCGGGTGGTGCAGCACATGATTGTAAACGCCATAGGGCCGATATTTGAACAGGGGTTTTATTATCATTCTTACGCTTGCCGGGACGGGAAAGGGATGCACGCCGCAAGTAACCAGTTATACCAATGGATGTACGAGCTTATGGAGCGTGAGGGATTGCGGCTTTATGCCTATAAAGGGGACATACACAAATACTTTGCATCTATCCCACATGACAAATTAAAAGACGAAAACAGACGGTACATAGGGGACAAGAAAGCCCTTATCCTCATGGATGAAATCATAGATAAGAACGGGATATTGCCGGACGGCGTGGGCATCCCCGTGGGGAACCTCACAAGCCAGTTATTTGCCAATGTATACGGCAACCGCCTGGACAAATTTGTAAAGCACGTTTTACACATCCCGTATTACATCCGATACATGGACGATTTTGTTATTTTAACCCCGAACCTTAACCAGTTAAAGAAATGGGTTAAGAGGATAGAAGAATTTTTGGAAAAGGAAATGGCATTGCAGATAAACCCCAAAAGCACCATTCTTTACGCCGGAAATGGGATTGATTTTTGCGGATATATCCACCATCCAAATTATAGAAAAGTCCGCAAGGCATCCGTCCGGCGGCTGAAAAATGATGTGAAGCATTTGGAAGCCGGAGAACTGGACAAAGAAACATTTACAAGAAAATATGAAAGCCGCCTGGGACACATGGGCCACGCCGACACCTACCACGTTACAAAGTCCATAGAATATGAATTACTGTTTTGGGAGTGGGAGCAGACGGAAAGCAATATTTTAATTCCGGCATAAGCCCGGAGCCGCCCGGCGTGTAATAGGGTCAGAATTTCAACTCCAAACGCCCTACAATGATACCGTACCAAGAAAAAAACGAAGAAAGGAGAAAGGAGCCATGAAAAGCGAGTTACTGGAATTTCTCATGCAGATGGCACAAAGCCCGTTTTTAAGAGCGGTTGCCCTGGCAATCGTTTTTGACACAATTATGGGCGTGCTTAGAGCGTGCAAAGAAAGAAAATTCAATAGTTGTGTGGGCATCAATGGAGCAATCCGCAAGGTGGGCATGATTTTGTCCATTCTGTTTTTACACCTGGCGGATGTGGTGGTAAGCATCAACCTTATTGGATTTATCCCAAAGGATTTATGGGCAGTTATCGGTATGGAAACGCCGTTACACCTGGGCATGTCGGAATTTTTCGCCATTCTCTT